CAACACCAAGTTCTCTCCACTCAGAAAAATATTGATGAGCTTGAGCAGATAAAAACCATAAGTCTTTATCTAGTTCCCAATGACGAGGTCCGTGGAAGGTACATTTAAGTTTACCAGACCATACTTTACTTGCCACCTTCGTAATACTCCTTATACTTTTGTAGAATGATTACATACTCGCCCAGCTTTATTCTTATCTCTGCTAAGTTTAACGCCAAAGTTCCATAATCTTTATGTCGCAATGCAAACAATGCTACACCTTCATTATCTTTTCTTAGTGTTTCCCACACTTCAGTTATATTTTCTTCCGTCACAATAATCCACTCAACATCGTGTAAAACTACAGGTTTAGGAGCATCAATACTTAACTGTAATTTTTCTTTTGGAGCAGTAAGAATTTCAAGTGACTTTATTCCTTTTCCTGCACACCCCATTAATAAAAGTGGTGTCAATATCAAAATCATCATCAACCTTTTCATAATTTTTTCCTCAATCATTAGCATATATACCAAGTTGAGTTGCACAAGTATTAGTAGGTCCTAATACAGCATGTGCAGCTTCCTCACTATTAACACCATTCACATCTATCTGTGGCACTATCTTATTTAAAAAATCTTCTTCAGTATATTCTAACTGAAATCTCCTAACAATACATCTACAAAATTTAGGACCTATAGATATTAACAATTTTAAATCATATCCAATACCTGTTAATCTACCATTAGACACCCTGGTCTCTAATCTATCCATACACATAACATCCCATTCTTCTATAGTACTATCTTCATAAGGACAAGCAGCACGACTTACTCCGTCATATGCTGACATACACGGGCCCGAAGGCCATGGATTACCACGAACAACGTCAGCAGCATATATTTTAGATGTAAATAATAACATTATTAACAACCCACCAAGAAAAGATATCTTCATTACTTACCTTCTCCGGTGTATTTAGGATGTATTGAGGGACACTCACTATTAAACTGAGAAGGCTTACTAGCATTCTTTTCTTGTTCTGTTAATGGTGAACCAGTCAATATCTCAAAACACCTCATAACTCTATCAGAGGCTCTGTTAATAACTCTTTGGACAAGGACAGGTTTATTCTGGGCAAGAATATCTAATTCATGCTTGCCTAGTTTGCCAGCGAGATTATTTTTCTCAGTAGTTAATTGATTAGTTCTATCACGCAATTCATTATTAGCTTTTTGAATGGCCTCAGCCTGTCGTGATAGACTTTCTATAACAGCGTTCTGCTCTGTAACAGCACCTTCAAGTTTTGCATGATTAACTTCTAATACTTTATTGTCAGCTTGTAACTTTTGTATCCAAGTATAGCCTCCAAAACCACCTGCACCTAGTAAGATTACTAGAATAATAACAACTTGTATCATAATAACTCCTCGTCAATATTTACTTCACGTTACTGAAAGCTAACTGCGCTACCTTCTTAAAACTATTAATATCTTTATTTAAGAGTTTGTTCATTTTCTGTTGATTAACAGTATTCACTTTATTATAAACTTGTTGTATAGCAGAAGCGGTATACAAATCTACCATATGTTTCTTGCCACCCAACTTAACGTGACTTGCCTGTTTATCTTTTACAATACGATCAATCGTAGCCATTGCATCCACTTTTGCTTCAGAGACTTCTACTTCTTCTTTCTTAGCAGTTGCCTTTTGACGTTGATATCGTGCCTCTCTTTCATCGTGTTGTTTCTCACTCTTTCGACGGGCTTCTCTATCAAATTTAGCCTGCTTCTGCCACTCTGTCTCATCAATTTCTACTTCTTCTTTAGTAGGTTGAAACTTGGCCATACCAGATTTCCCCACTTTATACTTCGCAAGTTTACCAGGCTTTTTAGGCATGGCTGACTTAGGTATACTCGCAGGAGCAGACCACTCTTTATGTTTTTCCGGTTTGAACTCAGGAGTAGGACCTTCATCAACCTCACGGGCTTCTGCTTTGCTATAAAAGGTGCCGCGGGAGGTCTCAATCTTCTTTACTCCTTTTTTCTTAAGCGCAAGCTCTCTATCGTCAGCTTCTTTCTCTTTTGCTCTACCTCGTGCAATGGCCTGTGCAGATGCTATCTTTCCTGCTTGAGCAAAACCAATCTCATCTAACTCTACATCTTCTTTTGATAATTTATCAGCTGCCGTTGCAATACCTTTCCGTCTTTTGTTTGCAAAGCCATACCAGCATCGGTCGATGACGATGCTGCCTTTTTCACATAAGAACCCAATGTCTTTTTAGAAAGTTCATCAATCGTTGCCTGGATCAACAGATTAGTTTCTTCTACTTCTTCAGCTTCCATACCTGGGGTTGATTTAGGTACAACTTTAACATTACCATTAGGCAGTGTAATCAACTTATGAGTTTTGGTATTATACTGAGGTTTGATTTTATGTTTTGTACCTACTGATGTGTGCGTTGCTGTAGTTTCACCCGGCACGTGCTTCTCTGTTACAGCTACCTCTACATTTTCATGCACATCTATATCAGGAAACTTTTTCTTAACTGCTTCTCGGACTTTGCGGATTTCAGCTTCCGTTCCATGTTGTGCAACTCTAGCTAATGCATTACGAGCATGGGACGCATCAGGAATAGGATATGAACCCCCCTGTTTTCCTTCGGGTCCCGTTCCCTTACCAGGCAATGCAAAGTCTCCCTTCGGAAGATCCTGTCTTTCTTTGTATGAAAGTTTATCATCTCTCATAAAATGAATCTTATCTACCGTAGCCTGTATCAGCGGATTGATTTCTTCAGCAGTAGAACCTTTAGGAGCTTTCTCTTTTTCTTTAGCCTGTAAGGCTTTAGTAGTAGCACCCTTAGGTAACTTACGCATGGTCTCTTTATCTTTAAGTTGGTCGTGCCACTTTGACTGTCCCATCTTAGGTTCGATATAATCATTTTCTTCAGTTTTCTTATCCGCTCTTGCTTTAGCAGCTATAAGACTTTCTTTTTCCCTAGCCTTTTGAGCAGCCGCTTGTGATTTATAACTAGCATCATACTGCATACGGGCGGCATCACTCAATTCATCAAGATTAACATCTTCACCATGCATACCCGTGTGACCCTTCTTATGTTTCCAATCCGGATCATCTTTGTCTATCTCACCACGTTCTTTCTTGGCATACTTCTTTTCAATATCGCCTTTCTTTTTCTTACCTTTATCAGTATCGGATGTAGCATCTCTACTAGCATCTTTTGCACGATAATAAGCTCGAATGGCATCTACTGTACGACGAGTATCTGGAACATCAACTTCCTTTTCAGATAACGCTCTCGTTACTGCTTCAACTGTCGAATGCGTTTCTTCAGCAGTAGGATGTTTCTTACTGCGAGTTGCTTCGGCTTCATCATCTCGGTCAAGTAGATTTTGCTTCTTCATCTTCTTATGAGCCTTAATAGCTTCAGCCGTAGGATATTTCTTGCTTCGAGTTGCCTCGGCTTCGTCATCCCGATCTAATAGATTTTGTTTTTTTGTTGTTTTTAATTTTCGATTGGGGCCCCACTTCTCACCTAATCTATCAACGACGGCAGCAAGTAATGGAGACATCTCTTCCTTTTTCTCTTTCTCGCCGGTTTCATCTTTGGCGTGCTTCCAATCTTTGTCTATTTTTTTCATTCTTTTTCGATCCTCTCCAGCATCTGCTCGATCCTGTTTAGCCATTTTCTCTCGACCATGTTCTTTATCCCAATCTGCTCTCTTACGATCTTTCCATTGATCTTTATAAAGAGCCGTTGCATGATCGTCCTTAGGAGTGCTTGCTGCTTCCTCTACGTCACCTTTAATACGACCTCGCAATTCTTTTTTATAATCTGTAGTAGTAATACGATCTACCGTTTCTATATCTTCTGGACGTTTTACCATCTTGCGTAAACTCGCCTTAACTGAACCTGAACTTGTTCCGTCCATATAGATAGTGGGCAACCCAGCTACTTTTACTTTAAATGTTGCTTCTTCTAAAGTATCTTCTTCTGTTTCCTCTCCCACTGCTCGTCTTTTCAAACGTGACATTCTTGTGATATGTTGTTTTGTCAAACGATCTTTCATATTGCTAAAATTCTGTTTTTGAGCTTCAATCGCAGGATCGACTGCATCATCAATGCGGGTAGCCTGTCTTTCTTTTTGTGCTTGAACCGCCTTGGCCCATATAGCAGCTTGTCTTTCATCTTTTCCTTTTACTCGAACATCAGGTTCTTCACCCGGCGTCATTTCTTTTGCATAATTCGCATAGGCCGCAGTTCCAATTTCACGGGCTTCTCGTTTTAATGCTTTATGCATTTTCTTTTGAGCACTAGGCATCCCCTTTAATCTAGCTCCAGGTTTCAGCTGTTGAACTTCTCCACCCTGCTTCTTAAATTTAGCCAATGATTTATTAAGCTGTGAACCATCTTTAGCTGAATGAATTTCATCAACCTCTTCTTCTTTTCCAACTGGATCTTTATCTTGATCTTTAGCATCTTTTTCTTGAGCAAGCCATTCTTTATGATTAATTTCTGGATGCACCGCCTCACAATTATGATCTTCTTTCTGCACAGATTTACTAATAGCTTTACGTCGCTTGTGCAAATACTTGTCCGTAGAATCTACATCACCATCATTATCAATATCTGCGTCCTTACGGTCTTTATGTTTACCTTTAAGTGCTTTAGGGTTTACATCATCTAAAGCCTCAGCTAAAGACCATCCCTGTTGCCGCAACACTTTACCACGAGCACGCCAAATAGCTTTAGCGATAACCTTAACCGTACCATCTTTGACGATCAATCTATGTGTCTTGGTGTTAAAACTAGGTTTAATTTTTTGTCTCGATCCTACCTGAGTATGTGTAGCTGGATCATAATCACTAGGATCATGCTTCTCTACTAGTACTTGTTCAACAGCATTTTCAAGACTACCTTCCTTTGTATTAAGATACTTATTCTTAGGTAAAGTAAGAATTGCTCTTCCTGTGTCAGGATTTATTTGCGGTGTCTCACTATCTACAGCCCTATGCACAGCTGCCTCAAGACTACCAGGTCTAGTTTCAAGATATTTCTTACTCATAATCGTATCTTCCTTTAATTCGGTTTCTTCCTTTGTAAATGTTGGAATGAAAGGGTTGCCCTGCATACCAAACATACTTAATTTTTTCTTCAATTCTCTCTCTCGGAGTTTTTCTTGTCGTTCTCTAATTCTCTTTACTGCGGCTCGATAATTTTTTTTTCTACCATCTACTTTATAATCATTCAAATTTGTCAAATTTACCAAATCTAATTTCTTTTTCTTTCTCACCATTACTCTAGGTGATTTACCTAAAAGAGGATTCCAATTTGCTACACCACTTGTATTATTTGCTGGCGCATCTTCCTTTTTATAATCCTTAAACTTTTTCATTTTTCTTCTAAATCTTCAAGTGATACAAAAATTTCTTCCTTAGATTTTTGATGTACCACATTAAAAATGTTCTGTCCTAATATTTCTCCTGTTGGGGAAGTCTCTCCAAAAGCAACAACTATATCTCCTTTGCGACCTTTGATCTCTCCTTGATTACCAGCAAAAATATCAACCTTTAATCTATATGAACCCTTAGGTAAAGTTTCTCCTATTCCCAATACTTCTTCGGCTAGTTCTTCCTCAGTAACATAATTATTTCCCACAAGCCATTTCTTAAATGCTCGCTCTATCATCTCCTCATCGTCTACTTGCCCAGCGAAATGTTGTTTAAGTAGAAAGAGAGCTGTTGCATAGGTACCTATCTTAGTTCTAACTCCTGGAATTTTATGCAGTATTCTTTTAAGATTAAAAATTAATCTATGCAGAAGGGTGAACGATTGTTTTTCTTCTGTGGTTGTGAGGGTGTTCGCCTTCCGTAAGAGTTTACCATCCTTATCTATGATGCCTAGTTTGTAAGCAGGCTGGTCTTCCCACGGTGTAGTTAAAATTCTTAAAAACCTGTAAGCAACAAACAGGTCAATTGCTACACCTTCACCTAAATATTCTCTATTGTTTCCCATACAAATTTATCTATTGGTATCTCTTCCATCTCTCTTGGTCGTAACATTTGTAACTTTTTCAAAAAAACTATTAATGTTGGCCAATAAGGCTGTTCTATTTTAAACAATAATAATGTACTTGCAGCTTCCACTCCGAACACATTTTGCAAAATAATAATATGGTTTAATATCAGCCGTTCTTTTAAAACGCCCGATTCATAATATTTTTTAAAGAGTCGTTTCAGATATTTAAATCTCTTTATATCTTCTTCAAACTCCCTTTCACCATCCACATGGGGATTTTCATAATGACGCCAGGCGAACTGTTGCCAATTCTCCTGGGTAATTCGCTCAAACATTAAATCATACTATCTTTGCATATACTTTGGTACTTCCTGTAGGAAGAGTTTCAAACTCCATTCGCAAACTCAAGCCTGCTCCATCAAGTCGATTAGTTATTCCATCATCATCTACAAACTCATCATATGGAGTATCTAAATCTTTACCAAATCTACCACCCCACTGTGACAATGGAACTGTAACGTCTCCTTTTCCTTCAGGTAAATCTACTTTTGGAAATTGTAGTCCTAGTCTCATCAAAAAATTTCTTAACTGATGTACAGCCGATTCGGGAATAAGATATTCACGATCAGCAATAGAACCTACAAAAGCATTAATCCTTTTTAATACTACTGGATTAGTTACATCAAACGGATCAAATTCGTTATGTGTAACGGGTTCTTGATTCCAAATACCTGTAGCTCCTGTTACCTCTGTAATGTATTGTTTAAAATTTTTCATTTTTGTTTTCTCGGTTTATTCTTCTTCTATTGTATCAAGAAAATTATCACACTGTTGTAAAGCACCATGCAGAGCATACAGTCTAGCCCGTAATTGTTCTTGCTGTTCTGTATACTCTGTTAGTGTTCTCTCCACATTGCGTATATCGTTTTGAATTGCTGTTTTTCTTTCCTCAATAGCATCTTTATCAATTGACATAATAAAATTACTCCCCATTCAATTATATAAAATTAAGCAACAGTTGCACCTCGCACCGAAAGAACGTGCCATAATGTATTGGTATACATTAATGCAACATTCTGTCCGATTGCTGTGAACAGTATTGTAGTATAGTCGCCGGCACTGTTTGTTGGTGTTAAGGTTGCGTCTCCACCATCTGCCACAAAAACTACCCACTTAATTTGACCTTCTGTACCAGCAGCCATTGTTACACCGGTGTCAGCTGAGGTACTGGTTAAATGTGTAATCGCTGTAGTTACGTTTACAGCACCACCCGAACCCGACACACTCAGGGCCTGTGGTGTTTGTGCAATACCCAACCACGAAGGTAAGTAATTCAAAAAATTAGATACAACCATTTTCTTATTAACAGGTGTACCTGCAGGATCATCAATCACATGGAACAAGTCTGCCGCAGCGATTGCTGTTCCTATATCAGTTAAAGCTGTAATCTTTTTATCAGCCATTTTTCTTTTCTCCTATTTAAACCCTTTCGGGAATTCTACTCCATGCATCTACATGGATCACATTTAATACATTATTATGCTACTACAAGTATACTACCAGCTGCATTACCAAGTGCCGCTGTGTTTGTAATAGTAGCTACTTCAGCATCTGAAGTTGCCTTGATCGTACCACCAGCCAAGGAAATAACATTGGCCGCATTTATGTGTAATACATCATCTGCATTATGTGTTACTGAACCAGCAGCAACCACCAAACTAAAAGTCAACTCCTCAGTAGTAGTGCCTGAAGCATAAACTAGTACATCAGGTCCGCGGCCCGTGCCGGAGCCTTCGTTTCCGTTAGTGACTGTTAATGTTGGGCTGCCTGTAACTGTTACAGCCTGACTAAAATGTGTTACAATTGTAAGAGTACCACCAGCTGATTTATCAAGTTGATCGCCCACGGGTGATGTCCAAGTAAAACCAGAAATTAATGGTGTTAGTCTTGCAGGTGTTGTAAGGGGATTATCATTCCCCGAATACTTATATGAATCTGAATCTTGTACACGCACCCAGCCTGAACTAGTTGCGGTTACATTTAATTTTTGTGCGTCACTGAAAGGCCGGGCCCCTGTGGTATACGGCTTATGTGCGCTTGACGGATCTGACATTATTCTTTCCTCTCTTTTCGGTTTGTCATATCACCTACTCGGCATAATATATTCGTTATTCTTTTTATTATTTATAATAATTCAAACTTCTTTAAGCAGATAATCGTTTTGGCCATTTTCCAGATTTAACTAGATCATTAATCACCACTTGTAATCCTTTATCACTAACATGACGGTGGGTACTAGCTGCTCGATGCAATGCCATTCCAGATTTCTCACCTCGTTCTCGTTGAAGTTTATACAGTGTAAGAGCAGCTATATATTCCCTCTTAAAAATCTTCTTACTACCAAATTCTTGAGCCTTCGTCAACAGAGAGGCTTCGTCTATTTCCATCCATTCTCTTAAAGATTTAACTGACATTTTTTGCTGTAACTCTTTAAATAATTTTTTACCACCTCTAAACCCTACAGGCAAACCTTTTTGAAATGATTTATAATCGTTATCTTGTGCGGCCGTTCGCATCTTTGATGCAGACATGCCCGATATCCCTTCTGCATCTGGGTCACGTGCACCTGCACTCGCCACATTAATCTTATCAAACTTATAAAACCCATGACGTGCCTGTTTACCATTGTAATCATCTAATAATTTCTGAAAAACTCTAACACGATCTGAACCTACGACCATAGTAAGATTCTTAAATCCCTCATCGTGGAGTTTAACGGCAACATCTATTGCAGTTCTAGCTTCATCACTTTTAATATTTCGTGAATGATTACGAAACATACTTTTCATATATTTGATTTTTGTTTCATAATCTAAAGGATTCTTACTAGAATCTTGAGAATGAGATGCATAGACACGGTAATTTCTACCACCAATTTTTTTAGTAGCATCTATTAATTTTTCATGCCCGGTAGTAGGTGGGTTAAAGCGTCCAAAAGTAAATGTTATATCATCTCCTCGAGCTTCAACTAATTTTAAATGTGTTTTCACTGTGAATCATTATCCCAACGTGTCATCATCAATCGAATTTCTTGAACAATATTTTTTATTTCTTTATTGTCCACTTTGATATCAGTAATATCTTTAATAATCTCAGTTTGTTGTACTTGAACAATAGCAATATGCTTTTCGTTAGTAACAACCTGTTCAATTTTAACCGAATTTTGTTCTACTTGTTGGTCAGTACCTGATGCCCACCATACAGCAGCTGTTGCCTGTGCGATTACTGCGACCCATATTGTGGGAATAGACCATCCATTTAACATCATATTTTTCCTCTACGACTTTGTTTGATAAATTTTTGCGATTCTCTCCGATTCCTTTTTTCTTAATTGGGGAATCATTTTCTTAGCTATTTTATTAATCAAAGCTTGTTTTTTCTGAACAATTCTTTTATCCAACATCATTCTTTGCTGTAATGAAAGCTCACTATAATCAGCTTGTCCTGAAAATTTCTTGATTACAGCCATTTTTGCTTTTTTGCGAGCCCTCTTTTGTAATTTAGATATCCCCGCTCTCTTCCTTAATGCCCGTTTCTTTTTCATTTTAATATCTGAACGCTTTGCCAACCTCGACATTCTACGAGCCATCTTTCGTCGCCCAGCAATATCTAGCGCTTCATATTGTAAATAACTAATCATTTTTCTTCACACCCACACGGTTCACCAACTGTACAATAACACGGATCACAAATACAATTATCACATGGACATTCTGGATTTTTACACATCATTTTCTTATCCTCTTACCCAATTTTTATCAGCTGTAAAATTGGCTCGACTAAACTCCAATCTATCTACCAACTTTAAAGCCTTTCCTATATGGTCTATAGCAACAAAACCTTCGGGGGCAGTTACTTTATAGCCATCAGGTGTTTTTAAAAATGTTCCTATACTCTCTGCCTTTTCTAATTTTCGTATCACCATTGTCTTCGCAGTTTGTAATGAGATATATGTTGCAATAACAAAATACAATGAGGTTTTATGTTTCTTTAACTCCCCTAGACCTACCTTCTTATGTTGGGTCCATTTCTTCTTAGCAGCTTCAGTACGAACGGAATCTATTTTTTTCTGCAACACATCTTTATAATAGGTTTCAAATTTTACCAAAACATTTCGTGTGTCTCTGATTTGTTCCCCACCTCGAATATATGAATTTAGAAAAATTTTCAATCTCGTACCTAATGCTAAATCTCCCCGAGATTGTGCAAGTGTTCGTAAATATGATGAAGCTTTCTTTAATGAACCACTTGCCATGTTCAATATATTTTGAAATTGTGTTGCTTCTCTTGGAGTAAATGTTAAATTTCCTGATGTATCTCTAAAAGTTGCATCAGTAGACCACACATTATTAGTACTATTTAGTTTATTTACACTCGCCCCAAATTTGGCAGACATCGCATCCATTGTCCTACCTGTATAAGTTGTGTGCCATACTACACCAATCTTCGATCTTTTAATTTCTTGAGCCAACTTATCTTGTGAAGGTACGGCGTAAGTAATTGTGTTAGGTGTAAACACAATCATGCTAATAGCATCTATGGTGTCTGTAGATAAATCTTCGGATGTATATAACAAATCACCTTGCCAGATGCCTGGTATCTTTAAAGCAGGAAAATATTTTAATGCGACTTTTAACTTGTCTGCAAGTCCGCCACCATGATTTGCATCTATGTCTGCATTGGTGTAATTAATCTTAGGAGTCTTATTAAAAATCGACTTAGTGCCTACAAAAAACTTGTCGTTGTCTGGATTAGTACCAGCGAAAATGGCGGGGGCGCCATCCCACTTAACAGTTACATTCATTGATCGTCTTGTATTACCTTCAAGCATATCTTTTAAGGCCACCAAAAAATTTATTGCGTTCTGTCCTCCCGCAAAGCCATGATTGAGAATATCATCTTCTAAATGTTCTAGATGGGTATTCTTATCTTCAGTTAAAAAAAATTGCGAAAGTGTTTTCATTAACTAAGTTCCAATTCAGCATATTTGTTATTCATTACCGCAGGCTTTAATTTAAAACCTTTATCGGGTATGAGTATAGTAAAATTGTCAGTACTTTTCGTTGACGACCACTTCGGTGAACCATCTTTTTTTAATTGTTGAAAAGAACCTTTACTTAATTGTTTTACCCAATTTGTCTGTTTCTTACCTTTAGGATTAGTCCAAGTCAACTGAAATATTTTCTTTTTAGTTGCCCCTGCTCCTAATCGGTACTCTCTATCTTCACTGAAAAAGGTTTTAAATGTTTTCATTCTTCTTATTATAACACATTTGTAAGATTAAGTCAAATTCTCATACACTCAACCAATTATATCTAAATTTAACATCCCCATGTATATCAAAAGCTAACATGAATATGCCTACATTTCTAGCCAAACGTGCAAACCAGCTTCCTACTTTAATAAAAAATTCTCTTAACTTAACTACTAATGCATCAATACCTTGTTTCAGTTTAGCCTTAATAGTATTAAGTAAGACCTTACCTTGTTTTAATGCACCCTTAGCTATATCAAGAAGGCCTTCCTGCAACAATATTTCTTGAGCAAATTCTAGATTTTCTGTCAAAAAAGTACGATGAGTTTCTGCCATTTCATCTGCCATCTCTGTAATATATTCTTTAGTTTCGTCATCTATATCTACCATATAATTATTATGAAGTGGTATCTTTTTTACTTCCATTCTCCAAGCACCACCACGTCCCATGGCAATTATCTCAGCATCCGTAGCTCGTCGCTGAATTTCTTTAAATCCTTTTCCAGATGACACACCACCCCTATCAGACATTCTAAAATTAGAGCTTATACCTCCCGCAAATATAGAATCTACAAATTCTTGAGCAGTTTCAAATGCATAACCTGGAGAGTCTGGGTTAGTTCCCCATGCAAACATATAATTTGCTATTGATGTTTTCTTTTTAAATTTATATTTACCTGTCGCAGCTTCTAAAAATAGTCCCTTCTTTACTACTTCACTCTCAAAAAACGCTGGTAGCTGAGCAAGTATCTCTTTATCTAATCCAAACTGCTTAGCCCAACCTTTTAATACTCTTATTTGTTTTTTTGTAGGACTGGTATCACTAAATCCCAACATCTGATTTAAGTCCTTATCAGCGGCACTTAATTTCTTTTCTTTATTCTGTAATCTTTTCTTAACTGGATCTGGCAAGTTACCTCGGCCTGTTTGATATTTTAATCGAGCTCTTAATTCAGAAGGCCTAATAGCTCCACCTCGTATTTTATAAAAAGTTTCAGGCGCCGCTATTTGTTTTACAAACTTAGCCGCTTCTTTAGAAAGTGCAATTGATTTCCGAGAAACTTTAGGATCGTGTAATACAGCCGCTTGAATCATTGCAGCAAATTCTGGGCCCTGTGCTGCAGATAATTGTGCAGCATCAGCCTGTTTAACTGAAACATTCTTCCTACCAAATATAATATCTGTTTTTGGCTCACCTGACTTAGCTCCCATCTCCAAATATAATTTAGTCAAATCTCCTTTACCACCACCTCCGGAAGCTCGTCGAGCTCCACTTACGGATATACCATTAGCCCGCATCTTCTCTACTATACCTTGAGCTAGTTTAACATTTGGATCATTAGGATCAGGAGGATCCCAAGTAGCATTACTACTACCAGGATCTGGAGCACCCATTGCAGCTATAAGGTCACCCTCAAACTTGGTTGCATCATTTTTTATTTTCGTCTTTGCTTCGTGTAAAAGAAATTGACTAAATGATTTCATATCAATATTTATATATATTATAATTTTACTATAAATATTGTTATGGCAGGTATTACTTTAGACTCACTCAAAAAAACAGAAAGAGGTAAGGAAACTGGTCATAGAATCCTTACTCTTTTTTCTAAATTTCTCCAACCTACTTATAAATTTAGTATGTCATCGCCTTTAAATAAACAGGCTCAATCTCTAGGTCTAACTCCCACTACTCAACTTCCTCTCTTAGCTATTGAAGTATGGAAACCAGGTGGTAGAAGTTGGAGTATTCAAAAACAAAATCTACGTTCAGAGAATGAAAAAGAAACTGCTAAAAAATATATATTAGGAGCTTCTGAAGTATACTTTACTGTCAAATTGCAAACTCCCGCAGTAAAAGGTCTAGAATCTATTCCTTTAAGTTGGGTTGATAAACAAAATATTTTAGCTCCTACAACCGCAGCTACCGGTGGGGGAAGTGAATCTCTTGGTGTTAGAGCTGAAACGCTAATTATAGATGGAGTAACAAAAGATGATTTCATGTTCATGGGCAAACCGGTAAAAGTAAAATGCTTTGATAGTGCTCAAGGTATAAAATCTTCAATCGTTAATGGGCTAAAGAAAAATAGTAGAGTGAGTGACGTTATTATAGATACCTTTAAGGCGTGGGGAAAGAAAAATTGGAATACTATAACATGGAAAGGAAATATTCCAGACAACGAAATAAACCAATTAGGTAAATATGGAGGTGAGGTTATAACAGGAGTAATGGGGTTTGAAGATGAACGTGCATTTCACTGGCAAGGAACAAATCCTTTAGCGGGAACACAAAAGAAAGTAAAGTTTTTCTGTGTACCTATTGATCCTGCCTTTGCAGGTGTAGATACATTTTTAGAATTACAAAATGGCTGCAAGGTAGCCATCTCTAACAAATATGGTAAGGGAGCTGCTGCATCTTTTTTTGCCAACATTCTACCATATGCAATGAAATATAAAAAAGAAAGTAAAGCTCGCACAACACTAAGATATCTTATAGAGATAGCTGAAAGTAAAAGTACCGCTGAAAAAATGAAAGGTAGAGGAGCACCGTCTAAACAAATACTATATGAATATGGCTTTCGTCATATTCTAAACATATCTCCTACTGTTATTCGTGATCCCTACAGTATCTATACAAAAATAAAACAAGGTATTAATGATAACGATATTGCTATTATAATTAACTCAGTAAAAACCTACCTTGACGATAGAACTACAACTCTCCTAGGAACAGCTGATATAGAAAAGCATCTCCCAAAGTCTTTAACTTCATTCTTTGCTAGAGTTACAGCAGAACAACTCAATCAAAAAGAAAACTTAGATCCTATGATTGATATACTCGCTGGTAAAAATTTTTGGCAAGCTAATTTAGATACCAGAAAATGGAAAGAAGGTATAATATCGTATAGTATGTTCAACAGTGGAGAAATAAATTTACAAATTATTGGCTCTAAAGGTGCAATCAAAGATATTGAAATGAAGGAAGGAATGATTAACTACTTTATGGGACCTAAATCTTAAAATCTTTAAACTTATCATCACCAAAAGATGTATTATCAAAAACAGGTGTTTTTGTTTGTCCTGAATCGACCAAATCTTCTTGAGCAGTAGCTGCCACATCATATAATTTCATCTTAGCTCTATCTACACCTATAACAAATCTCTTATTCGCTGTGGGATCGTTATAACGATTCTTCAACTGTTTTACCAACATCTGATTCAACCCCTCTAACTCCTCAGTTGAAATCAATGCAAACATTAAATCTGCTGTCGCTGGTAAACCAAATGATTCAGACGTATCTTCCAGACCAATATCAGTTGATGTAAAACCTTGTCTGGTTGTTTGTGTTGCAGATACGATTGGAACATTTAACTCTACGGCTAGGCCTCTCATCTCCTCTGCAATACCTTTAATGTATGTGTAAGAGTTTACGTTACTACCATATCTAAATCTCTGTGATGCACAGATGTTAATATAATCTACAAAGATAATATCTGGTCTAAATGCCTTTTTCAATAGCAACTCATCATGTAATGCACGAAAATGTCCACAATGGGCAGTCGCTGTAGGATACTCTTTAACAATTAATCTACCCGTTGTCTTTTTTTGTATCTTAGATACTCGGCTCTCAAACATTCGTCGTGGTAAATCATGTAAATCATCTAATGTTATATTCATTAAATTAGCATCTACTCTTTCGGCTACCTTTTTCTCTGACATCTCTAAGGTGATATACAATACATTTTTATTCTGCATCAATGTAGACGCAGCAACATGACACATGAATAATGATTTACCTACACCGGTACCTGCAAGACATATATTTAGTGTTTTGTTTGGTAGACCACCTTTAGTAATTCGATTAAAGAAATCTAAATCAAATGGAATCTTATCTTCTTTTGTATGATAAAATTCATAGCGTTCTTCTGACTGTTCTATATAATCATGTCCGATGTGAGTATCAAAAGATACTGACAATGCATCCGTTAAAATTGCTGGGATAGCTTCTGCTGTTTGGTTTTTAGACTTACCCTCTATAATATGAATCCCATCTAGTATTGCATTATAGATAGCTCGATCTTTACACCATTTTTCTGTTTCGTCCAACAACCATTGACTATCAACTTTGGGTACATACGTTTCTAACTCACTAAGATATTCAAACGCATCTCTATACTGTTCTTCACTTAAAGAAACTTTTTGAAGATCAATACTAATAGATTCTACATTAGGTGTACCATTATACTTCTCCACATAGTGAGAGATAACCTTAAAGATAGTTTTTTCTTTAAAATCTGCAAAGTATTCTTCCTGTATAAAAGGAAGAACCTTGCGTATATATTCCTCATCATAAATGAGGCTAGCTAGGATCGTTGTTTCTATTCGTTGTGTTAAATTTGATTTGGTCATGTTCTATACTTGTGTCAATAACATCTAATAATATATCACCGATGGTTGCACTAAACTCACCAGTTTTTAAATCTTCATCATTTGGATTATACATCACTTCATAGTCAAATGTCAAGGGAAGTTCATCTGCTAATTCAGGATCAACTATATTACCTGCCTCATCATAAATTGTCATCTTAACATCGCTATAATTCCACACCACACCTGCATACTTGCCTTCATTTATTTTATAGGCAATTTCATTTGTGTTCTTGTGTTCTACATATTGATATGATACACACTTAGACATAATGACAATACGAATGTAATAGATATTTCTTACCAGATACAGGCTTTAACCCTGCATGATACCACATCCATAGTGGTGGAAACATCAACATACGTCCTCTCTTTGGTTTAATTTGATATGGTATATAAGTTCCTATTTTCTGTAGATTTGCAAAATGTGTCTCTCCCCCTTCTTCAACATCATTCAAGTAAATGAAAAAAGCTAAAAATCTTCTAGCTGTCTCATAATTCAAAACATCTACATGAGAATCGAATCTATCATAATCATTAGGTAAGTAGCGTTTTATTCGGACAGCTTCATATCCATAATTTTCAGGCCACTGTTTAGCATGAATCTTACAATCAATTTTATATCGCATAATATGATCTTGGAATATTTCCATCAGTCCTTCTTGTATTTCTTTCCATTCGGGATGATTGGCTAGTGTTATCTGTTCAAAAGATATTACTCCAGACTGATCTTCCAGATGAACAGTATCATAGTATTCGTGCGAATCTTCAAACTTTTCTATTAAAGTTTCACATGAAACTTTATCTAATACATCATCATATATTTTTATAAAATTATCCATTACCATTTTCCTAGAGGACATTCAGTTCCTTTGGGCCAAAGAACTTTTAATGGCATATAACAATCACATTCTTTACATAGTGGTTTGCTATATCTATCGCATTGTTCACAAATTTCTATTCTGATATGAGCTCTATCCAAATGTTCCTGAGAAAGGTTTTTCATCCACGAAAGATATCTTTTATTCAATGGAAGAAATTTCTCATTATATTTTGTTAGTAAATCTTTTAGCTTATCCATAACTAAACTTTTCTTTTGCATAGGTGTCTAATTTTTCCATTATTTCGGGGGTGTAATATTTTTCTGGATCATTATTGATTGTCTTGCCAAATGTCTTTGTACCATCAGGTAATTCTATACGAGTAGATACTGCCTTAAAAATACCAGCCTCTACCGCCAACTCTAACAGACCGTAATACTTATCTAAACCCTTCGTGTAAGACAGCCTAACGTCTACCATTTGATTTTCTTTTGTTAGTCGTGACTTGTATGTCTTACAATGGATGATGTTACCTACCACCTCTGTACCATCTTTATCTTTCTTCTTTGAAAGATAAATGATCTGTGAAGCAGCATACTTGAGTCCTGAACCACCACCCATCTCTTTCTGTGGAAACATAGAACCAATCACATCATAGGTATGATTAGTGAGTATCAATGGCACTCCAAGTTTACCTAATTTCAATGTCAGTACACGAAAAGTAGCCTTAACTATTTGAGACCTGGTCATATCTCTAGTTTCTTTACCAGCTTCTGTATCTTCAATCTCTTTTGTAGTAGACAACATACCTAAGCTATCAAGGCACATCATCATAGGTTTCTGTTCACTATCTCTATAAGTAGCAAGTACGGCTAATGATTGATGACGAAACTCTTGTACTGTGGTAACTGGTAGTATCACCATACGAGTAGAATCTATACCACGTTCCTCAATCATATCTTTAGTGATAGCCGACTCACTCTCAAAGAAAACTACATTGGCCTCTGGATTTTCTTCTAAAAAATTTTTACAAATACCTAAGACAAAAAATGTTTTGCCTGTTGCTGATTCCCCTGCCAGTGCAGTAATTTTATTTTGAGGTAACCCACCATAAAGGCTACCGGAACAAAGAGCATTAAAAATAAAACTGCCAGTACCGACATAACCACTGACATCAGCAGTAGCAAGACCATCACTAACAATTGTACCGTATTCATTTCCAGTTTCCTTAATTACATTTTTCAAGAAGTTTGACATCTCGTTTTTCTCCTTCACTATAACTCATAGTATACCATTCTATATTATTTTCTTTAAAAAAATTTTCTATTTCTCCTTTCTTCTCTAAAGGAGCAAGAAAAGTAGAGTATTTTTGATTTTCATAAACAGCTACTAACATCAAATATACTCATAATTATCTGTCATTTCATTTTCACTAATCAATTTGGCTCCATTTTTTGTATGAAACTTGTAAGCCATTTCAGTTTTAGGTGAAAGTGTAATGTATCGTTTTATTTCTTTCTTATTTTCTTTAAGAAAGTCCCATGTCTTAATAACAATTTCTCTACCGGCACCTTTACTATAACTCCACACTGTATAAAATACCGCACACTCTTTCCCCATGGGATCTACTAAATCTTCTACTGTTTTAGGAACTAGATTAGTATACGCCACACATAAGACAGCATCAACTTCTTCTTCTCTCTTTAAAGCATAAACTTCTCTATTATAATTCCATCTAAATTGTTTGTCTAATTCTGGACGTACGGGATCATCTTCCCATTGAGGAAAATACTCTTCCTCTTTTATCCTAATTAAATTTCTCATTAAAATAAACTTTCAAGAGTAGCTCTACGGGTGTGTCGAAATAAATCTAAATCAGTATTTTTTCCAAAGCACCATACATTCTCTATATAACTCTTTGCCATAAATTTTTCAAGTTCTTCCTTTGTTTTAAACACATTCTTACCCTGAGGTCTTTGCATAATTCTCATACCCAATTGTCCTAAAAAATTAGGCCGCAAACTATCTACTAGTTCATCACAGGAATGATAACGTGTCCCTTTAACTTTAGGATCCATAATGTTAGTCATTAGAAATCCCTTATCACTTAAAGAGGTAAAACTATTTATTGCCACGGGGAGATAGAACTCATCTCTCCATCGTTCATAATGATTAAATTTTGACCACGACTGATCTTCCTCAAACTTACCTCCCTCATTATATCTCTCTGTAGAAAAATATGGAGGAGATGTAAATGCACAATCAACATCCTTTATCATATCCCATGGCAAATCTTCAGCACCACATCTATGAAACTGAACAGTCTTGCCTGGTGCAAGTTTATCAAACTCTTTTACCATCTCTGAATATATTTGAAATGTATTTGGGTTTGGATCACAACCAATATAATGCGTTGCGTTTGATGCATAGAAACCAGCAAGTCTATCTCCCCAACCCATAGATGTATCCAATACCGTCTTGGCATCTGTCATGTTATAGATAGTCTTTGCTACAATAGGTTTAAACTGTGTTGCAATATATGTACCAAGACGGAGCACTTCCATCACACTCTTGGGACTTAAATCTTGTGATGTATTAACGCCTCTCCATAAACCACCTATAGATGACCATACTCGTTTCCAATTTCCTTGTTCCCACACTTGAGCTGGAGCCATAAAACCATACGACCCGCACCGTAACCGTAATTGATTCATAAAATAATCACTACACGCATTAAATACTGAAGGTGTATTGATTATTCCTATCCCAAAATTTCTAAAAGAATATTTGTAATCATCATATTTTTCAATCACTTCATTTTCTAAATGATCTGTAGGATGATCTATAGGTGTAATGAATTTACTATAATCTGCCTTTTGTAATTTACGAAAGTTATATATCATGTCACTATATTGAAGCTCACGAAAAGGAAAAGGTGGCCTTTCTTGTTCAACATACTTCGCAATAGTAATTCGGAATTCCTCTTTACCATAGAGCTCTGTACAATAACGAAACTCACCTTTGTTCAAATAGAAATCATGTTCTTTCAAATAATTATATAGTTTTTCGTTCATCCAAATAAATGCTCCAATGTCGTTTGAGTACCATAACTCCTATCTACTTGCCAATCAATCTGGTCTAAAATAAAAGTTAAAGGCTCAACAAAACTCTTATCAAACATTATATCATAATTTACTAGATCATTCAAGTTAAATTCTTTCGGAAGTTGTGTCATAAATGAAATAACATTTGATTGATGACCATTAGGTAATCTCAATTCTAAAAATTTTATCTTATCCCCTTCTTGTATTAAAGGATACTTGTTAATTAATTTTTTTTCCTTGAGTAGATGATTATATAACAATGCACCTTTAACATGAATAGGTGTTCCTTTTTGAAAGATAGAGGATCTGCTTGTATACTTTTTTATATTATTACATGATCTAGGATAGGCAATATTTTCAGGTGCCATATTCATAAAAGTTTTACGAAAATCTTGTATAAATGTATTCAATGTTTTCTCATCTTCATTAATGATAATCTTCAAAGCCGACCTAATCATTTCTCTACATGGTGCTGGCGTCGATGACTTTACTGCCTCTATACCCATAACCTTAATCTGTGGTTCTGCATATCGGACACCTTCACTATCATATACATTCAAAATATATCTTTTCTTTGCAGTCCAAATACCTTTATCAGCTATAACTTCCCTCGCCATATCCATCTTCTGTTGATATGCATTTACATATTCAGCCAACTCCTCATAACATTTGGTGATGTATGGTTCAATCTTTTCTGTTGCAATCTTGGCCAAAAAACTTACTGGATCCTTTGGTGTAACTTTAGAAACTAACTCATCAAACCGTACATAAATTGAATCTGTATCTGCTGCTATAATATAATCTACATCAGTTGTCGCTAAAACTTTATTAAGATAATCATTTACTTTATTTTCTATCCATCGAATACTCAACTGACCAGATGTTGTAACCGCAGTTGCTAATCTTTCATCATAATATCTGAAGTATTGATTACCAATTGCACCATAAGCACTATTCAATGCAATCTTTCTTGCCATCTGAATGTTATTATATTTTGAAATTTCGTTTAAGTATTTTTTATCTTTAGTTTCTTCAAATTTTTGTTTTGCTTGTAACGTCCATTTTTTAAACTTCACTCTTTCATTATACATTTTCTCCATCAACTCAGGTAGAAAGCCTTGGGCTTCAATAGTAAATCGAGCTCCATTAGGAGTCACTGTAAATTTGCCTTTAGGTACTTCAACCTCTTTGCCTAATAATTTCTCTACATTTACTTCGCCCATACCCTCGGGAGCCATAGTTTCTGGTGAAATATTATACTGCATAATCAAATGTGGATACAAACTATTCAAATCAAATGACATGACCCAATTATGCAATCCTGTTTGTGGCTCTTTAACATATGCACCTTCATACTTTGCATTTTTAATTCTTAGAGATTTCATAGGAATCACAATATTCTTAGTCTTTAAGAAATTGTAAATAATAATATCCCACATACGAACCTGTGAATACACGTCCATATAATTTACTTTTGCTTCATAAGCTAGAGTTAGTGCAAGTTCGATAAGTTTCATCTTATCTTCCAGTGCATCTACTAATTCAACATCTTTGATATTGTAATCAATGAATGACTGATAATCCTTCGTGTACCATTCTTTGAATGTATCATAAGGATTAATATCTTTTTTGGTCCCCAACTCAACCTCACTTATATAATTTAAAGTATATGATTCTCGATTGGTGTAAGTAAACTTGCGATACAAGTCCAAATAATCTAATGATGATATACCTAAGATATTAAATTTCTGTTGGTCTTTACCATATTGTCTAATGTGTTGTTCGCCAACAAAACCCCACGGCGATAAAGTATGCATTACTTCTTCACCTAACAGTTTAGAAATTCTATTACACAGATATGGTAAATCAAAAAATTGAGTATTCCATCCAGTTACTACATCAGGTGCAGTCGTTGTCCAAAATTCTAAAAATTGTTTGAGAAGGTTTAATTCATTTTCACATTGTATATAACGTACATTGGATTTTTCATTCTTGTATTCACCTATACCCCATACAATAATAGCCTTATTGGAATGATTTTTAACTGTAATAGCTAAGAGAGGTTCAATAGCTTCTTGTGCATTAGGAAAACCATTCTCGCACGCCACTTCAATATCTAATGTAATAATAAGAATCTTATCTATATCCCAATTGATATAGTCTTCATATTTTTCAGCAATATAACTGTATTGAAAATTATTCAATCCATAGATAAGATGATTTTGTTCTTTATAATTTTCTAAAAATTCTTTACTATCTTTTATAGAATTAAAAGAAAGAGGTGATACAACAGTACCATTTAAAGTTTTAAATTGTGACGTTTTTTGAGTAGGGACGTAGAACTCAGGCTTCCATTTAACTTTTTTATTAATGCGCTTGCCATTTTCTATTTCCCTAACTAAAAGGAAATTACCACGTTGAATGACATTAATATAAAAATTATTCATTTAATAATTATATCATATATTAGCCAGTAAGTAAAGTTTTTCCGTCCACTCTTACATCGGGAACAACTATACCTGAACCAAATATCTGATTATAATTATTGAGAATATCTTTTACTGGTGTTGTTACAAAAACAACCCAATCTCGATCTACTTTAACTTTGCTTTCGTGTGAAAACGGAGACCAAGGTACCAAACCAACATTCACTTTATTACTTCTCCCATCTGCCAATTGCATAATGACCGCAGGATTCTCTATAGTCAAATTTTCTTCATTTTCACCTACGATATCTCCTACAATATCTTCACCCGACTTCACTCTAATCAATTTTATCGCCATTATATATTACTCCATTCGTTTTTTACCAATACTATATTTTGTTTCTAATTCCCAGTCATCTTTTTCTTTATAAGATAAAACTTTAATTTGTGATAACGGAGCTTTATCTACATCATCACCAATAATTTCTAACAATTCCCAATCCTGTAATAAACTTGCAATTGTATTTCTTCGTTGAAGATCATTCTGTGATAGATTTGCTTGTTTACCATCAAGTGCAAACAACTCTTTAAAGTGTACTATAAAATATCGTCCTTGTTTATGTAAAATATGACAAGATTGATATAATCTTCTTTCCTTACGAGAAGCAACTCCGATACGGGAAAGTGTTTCACGAATTTTTAAAAAGTCATCTGCTTCCTTTAGCTTTACCTCGAGCATTAGATCGGGAGTCCATTTCAGGTCTTCCATGTTTTCCACCTCGATTTATTATTCTTTTTATATGTTCAATTTGTTCATCATCTAGTATGTCAAGAGCCTGCCGGGCCTTTTCATTATTATAGCCATAATATTCTTTAACATACTCTATATTTTTTATCGTACTCGACCTTAACCACTTACTAAATCTCCTTTTAGGTCTTATACTATTTAGAAAAAATTGAAATTGAAGACACTTATCGAGGTAATGCATTCTATTCATTTCATTTACATACAAAATACAATCTGGAAAAGCTGACAATGCTTTATTAATAATGTATGATGGATATTTCTTCTCCCAAAACTCATCTTCACCTGCCATTAAATCATCCTTCTGATGATTGATAGCATTAAGATAATGTTTTAATTGATATGGTTGTTCACTCATTATATAACCAAAGATTATTTAAGTACTGTTCTTCATTGTAGATACGCAATTCATCATTACTATTACCGTAAGTATGTATAGATGTATAAACACCTTCTGTATTTGCCTTTACTATTTTTTGTTCCCACCAATCAGTATCCTCTACTGTGCAATGAGCATTCTCACCATTAGGTAAAACAGCTTTGGATAGCGCTGTAGATATACCTAAAAATACAAATCTTTCAGCTCTATCAAATATATCTTTCAACACCCCATCAACTTCCTCATAGGGAATATGTTCCATAACATCAACAGAAAAAACTCCATGAAAAGGTCCATCAGGTAATTTTTCATGTTCGGTGATAGCCGGATCATACAACGATGGTAATATCCCACCCCATGTGTCATGGATTTTTGTATGGGTATACACTGTACCTTTACCACAACCATAATCTAATAGAGTTTGTGACTTAGTATCTAAAATTGCATCTATAATAAATTGCAAATGAAATTTCAATGCACCGCCACCACCATAAACTTTACTTTTCTTATGATGTTCTCTATAAAGTTCTACATTTTTCATACATCTCATCTTCTAATTCTGGAGGAAAATATCCATAAGGCTTCGGTGCATCTAAAGGTACATACTCAAAGTCTTCCTTCTTCTTTCCTTTCACAGCTGATATACTTTCTCTGAAGATAGCCAACTGGCCATAATACAATAACGATCCAATATCCTGTAGAGTATAATCTTTAGGTTTATTAAACTCTTGTCTCTTTATAATCCAACCACCATCAACTCTACCATCAATAAAATGACTAGTGACTGCCACTGCTAATTCATTATACATTATCCAATGAGCTGTGTCAAGACCTCTACAATCTGGAATACCACCAGGATGAAAATTAATAATACCTAAACTAAATTTATCTATAACTTCTTTCTTGAGTATTCTAGCGCCGGATATCAAACCAAGTTTAGGCTTAATTCTATCTAGATATTCTAAACATTCTGGAGAATTATGGCCCATCATATAATAGGGTATCTTCAACTTCCAACACATCTCTCTAGTGTCATGTAAACCTATAGTAGGAACACCTGAATGTTGTTTTTGTTCTGGTATTTTTAAAAGTTGTTTAGGTGCTCCAATAACCGCATCTAATTTGAAATTATAATACCGTAGATAGTTAATAAAATCTTGTGTTTTTCTATGAGGAAAATCATATGCAAATAGTATCATCGCCAATACTCTTTAATCCAACCTTGACTTGCTATCAATTGCTGGGGTTTAGGTTTACCATGAAAATAAACTATACTAGCTGTTTTTACCAAATCAAAATTCTTTTGTAAATGCATTTTATAACTTAGTAATCTCTGTGGAAAAACTACATCTAATTTGGGACTATTATTATAGTAATTTCTCATCACTGCCATTTCAGACGGTACATTAAAAAAAATACACTTCTCTAAAATCTCTTCCTCTTTAGTTTGCCACAATTCCCACAGCTGCTCACAAAATTTTGGAGTAGCGAGCGTTACTGCATTACACACCAAATCAGGTGTATTTGGATCTCTACATAAAGCTATTTCGTGTGGTGGACCTGCATCCCTTGGAGGATCATAAGCTAATATATCATCTAAAGAACCTGTTATAATAGTATCTAAGCCTGCGGTAAATCTTTTACCATCGCATAAATCTGGTCTGTATAAATCCATAAGGCTCATCCAGCCATATTGATCTACTGATTTTGACAATCTTACTTGTCTAATATTTTCTTCAAACTTATAATTTGCATCCGTTAAACAAACAAAATCAAATAGACCACTATAATGTCTTGCAATACCTCGATACAATTTATCAACCCATATTGGATCGTATATACCCACGGAATGTGGAATGTTTGTATTCTCTCCTTTAAATAAAGCTGTTACAACAGTTATATCAGCCTTATACTTTTCTCGATTTTGCCACATACGTTTTAGTACCTATATATTTAGATGCTGCAACCTTACTCTGTTGTATTACCCAACCACCTTCAGTCTGTTTAAACTCTAATAGAGTTTTTTCCTCCCAGCCTAAATGTTTCATTACTTTATCGGGTACTGGAAGTGTATTATCTTTCACCGTCCAAGCTTCCCAGAACCAATAGATACCTCGTTGAAATTGTGGGTATCTATCATGGTAACTCATACTATTGCCGTCCTCATTAATGAAGCTTCATATATCTCTTTATTTATTTCACAACCGAGATACTGTCTATTCATTTTACAAGCGATATATGGTACAACACCTGAACCTGAAAATGGATCTAACACCTTATCATTCACACTACTCAAATTCTCAACTACTAACTTAACAAAGTTTTCATTCCATACATAATACGGACCAACAATATGTTTTTTCATCTCATACACCGCAATATGTTTTAACCAATCTCCTTTACGTTGTATAGTTCCTTTACGAGTAAACACACACAAATGTTGGTAAGGAAATTTATATTGATCTTTACTCTCCACAACATTAACAACCATTATCTTATAATCTTTTAATATAAATCCTAAATTCTCCATATTACGAATGATAAATGAATGTTTAGAATAAACTTGTGCATTTATTTTTCTATCTGTCTGACACATAGCAATAAATCCTGTGTCATTAATGAGGCGATGAAATTCATTCATTGTATTAATTAAAAATGTTTCATATATAGCAATGTCTTTTATACCAATATCATTTAAATCTGGAACACTTGTAAAAATTAAATCTACAGACCTTTCCTCAAGTTGAGGCATTAACTCAAAACAATCCCCATTAATAAATTGATTCCATCTTAACATATCAATGCCCTTACCTTATCATTGGCCTCAACATCTATAACCAAATGAGTTCTCATATCTACACCTGCATTGATTGCCTGATGTGGTTTTCTAACATCTAGATACCAACACTCACCTACTTTCATATGACAAGAAACTCTTTCTGCTTTGTAATCCCACTGACTGAATAAAACTTTATCATTAGTCACGATAGGAAAATGAAATCGCATTAACTTATAATCATTTACTCCTGCATCAGGATCTACTTGGTCAGTATGTCGTTGTAATTCTCCACCGCCAGGTGACAATTTCATAAAACGTATTCTATGAGGTTTGCCTGGTAACAATCTCAATAATTCTTCTACCTGTGGAAACTCTTTGCGGAGTTCTGTGTCTTGAAGTTTAAACTCTACATCTTTATTTTCTGCTTTCCACTTCTTACTCATTTCTTCTGGCTTAGTAATAAACGACCAATCTGATGTATACCCACGGAGAGATATTGCACTCCACGACTTATCTTTATTATAATTAGAGTAGTGATTTGTAAACTCGTAGTCCATTCTATTTACTTGTTGTGCTATTGTTTCACATATATTAGATACATCAGGTATACTTGTCTTTCTTAGCACCAACTTTTCTTCAGGCAACATCATATTCTGTTCTTTAAATTCTCTTATGTCACCAAGAAATGATGATTGATCTTTAAAGTAGACACCTTGAATATCTCCAAAGGTGTTTATCTTGATACCTAACTTTCTATAACTCGATTCGTAGGCGATCTCTCTATCCCCAAAATGTTCTTCATTAATATACAAAAAAGTATCTTCATCATAAGACCTAAGTTTATCAATTAAGTCATCTGTCTTATCATAGGCCATTCTATCTACAACCCTATCACCTTTCTCTACAGTGGCGATAGGTATATCATAAGCAGAATACATATTGATTTTAGTTCTAACTTTGAGCACTCTACTTTGCACTGCCCAACCATCACCACATACATAATTGTCTGTATCAATAGCGGCAGCAATCTTATTCTTTTTCATCTCCAAAAACGGAGACAAACATCGCTCATTATAACCTTCCCAAGTTTTCTCTTGGTCTAAAAGGTAATCTAGTTCTATTCCTTTCTGCCAGTCTTTCATTTTTGAAATATAAAAATTGGTTCGTACTTAGGTGTACCTGTTTGTGATGAGAGCTGAAGTTTCCATGTATCTGTGTGTTTAAATCCACTTTCTATTCCTAGTCGCACTGTATCCTTTTCAAAAGTTTTAATGCGTCTAGTGTTGGCTACATTCATAGCTAAGATGCCACCCGCCTTCAAACCATAGTAACAATTCTCTATAGTTTTCCTTAAAAAATTTTCTATCCAATCTTCCACCGTAGGAAACTTTTTATACGATTGAGTATCTTCTTCAGAATATTTTTCCCAATCAAAATATGGAGGTGATGTGAAACAAAAATCAACACTATTTTTATCTGGTCTAAATTCTTCACTACCCATTTGATGAAGTTCTATAGTCCTATTTAGGCCAGCCCAATCTTCTTTAATTTGTTTTAGTCCTTCAAATGTTTCAGTACATGGATCAGTACCAATGTAATTCACATCGGCGGCTATTGATCCAAGTAAACGGCCGCCATACCCACAACTCATATCCCATGTTGTGCCTGCTTGTGTTCCAAATAAAGGAGATGCTTTTTCTATAAATTTATCATACAACAATGCTGCGGCAGTAGGTCTGAAATTAGAAACGGCTTGAGTACCTGAATACCTGCGTAGTAATGACCGCATATCAGAGGCAGTTATTCTATGGTGTTCTTTCTGTTCCCAAAAAGTTCCTGTCAATAACTTGTTAATACCTTTCTTGAAATGTTCTTCATCATTCCAAATCTCTAACGGAGTTTTCATTGTACCACATAGTATACCCCAATGATGTGGCATATAACTCCAAGCCAGAGATAATCCATGTGCTGATGAGCCTACGATTTTATCTTTTGGTTTGAGAAGTGTAGACCTGTCAAACCGCATCATCTTAGCAAATTGACCTTTGCGCCAATTGTAATCTGTAGGATAATATGGAAAACCTTTAGCCTTCCATATATCATACACTTCATTTATTACATCATCACTTACTTGAATTGACATTGTGACATTATCTCCGTCAAACACGCCAACAAATTAATCTCTTGGTCAGCTACAAAGGCCGACTTATATTGATACTCACCCAACACAATAATTGCATTAGGTATGGATGTAGGTTCCATATATTCATACAATCTATCATAAATTTTCCGAAATACTTTCACGGGATCGTTATCTATATTGTTTACTACCCATTTCCGAACTTGGGTAAATTCTTTATTTTTTAAATGCTTCATCAACTCTTTCAAATTGACTTCAGCTATATTTACTAAGATACCTGTATCTATTGTACCACTGACACTATATCTCTGTAACTCATTCAACACTCTCCGCCAATCAGGAAAGTGTTTCATTATTAATTCTGCAACTACAGGTTCTTCAAATCCTATACCTTCAGCCTTAAGGATATCTTCTACCCTATTCATAAACTGTGTAGCAAGAATGGCCTTATTACCATTAATCTTAAACTCTATTACAGCACACCGAGAATGTAATGGCTCTATAATTCTATTCTTAAAATTACAAGTAAAAATAAACCGACAGTTACGATGGAATTCTTCAATGAATCCTCGTAATGCCGGTTGTGTAGATTGTGGATTTAAATAATCAGCCTCATCTAGTATGACCACTTTTCTACCGCCTTGTAAAGATACTGTAGAAGCAAACTGTTTAATTTTATTTCTTAAAACATCAATACCTGATTCTTCTGATCCATTGATAAGGATATAATCAGAATTTAATTCCTCACATAAGGCTCTAGCTACCGTGGTTTTACCTACACCAGAACCACCAGACAATAAGAGATTTGGTATCTCCTTCTGTCCAACGAACTCTAAAAATGTATTTTTGATTGATTCAGGAAGAATACAATCAGTTATTTTTTGCGGCCGATACTTCTCCACCCATAGGAATACTTGCTTGGTCATAATCAGAATTTACTCCACACCATGGACAATACCATCTTCTATGGTTTGCCCCCATAAAATTTTCCATTGCAATACTCCACCAACCCCCACAAGATTTGCAAGAGAAATGATAGAGAATTTCAATACTACTGCCCACTACTCTGTTCTAGTGCAATCCAATATTGGATTGCCAATGTAGTATGAACCCAATGACTTACGTTTTTCTCTGTCGATATATGCAATTCATAATCGCCTGGAATCATTTTCAAATTATCAATCTTAAAATGCAAATCAACTGGACCATTACTGTTACCTACCATAGTAACCTCTACCTTATATTCATGTGAGGTAGTATTTTTAAGATCGGTAGCTACCATCACTGTGGTAGAATTTTCTTCTCGTATAACTACATCTGGTAATTGCAACACAGCACACGCCTTTGCCACAGCTGTCAATAATTTATTAGTAATTGAAAATTTACAATTTGTTTCAGGTGGGCTAAATGTATCAGGCGGCGATACAATGATAGAAGGATCTGAATGAAAATATTTAACAGAGGATCTACCACTCTCAATAGTAAGATAACTCTCATTCTCAAAATGTATTTCTGGATCCTCTGACATAGTTAATACACCAAGAAATTCATTCAAATCATAGATACCAAACTGTTTTGGAAACGCCTCAGTTATTTCTGCCCTCCCCAAAATATTTTTCATTGTAGACACTGTTCTTAAAACATTTCCTTTTTCAACCAAAATGTTTTGATTAATGTCTGCAAAATTCTTTAATACATCTTCAGTTTCTTTACTTAACTTCATCTTCACTCTCCGTATCATGTATATGTAACATGATTATACCATAATGTAAAATTTTCATAAGATCGCCTCTACTCTTTCCGTTCTTACGACCATATCGTTGGGTATATTTTAAAATGTTACCCATACAAAAGCCCTCTCCATGTCCACATTCTTCTATAAACTGCATGGCTTGGTACTTACGTTTAGCATAATGCATATCGTAAGTACCATCCACATACTTTTGTAAATCACGGATGACCTTATCTTCACTGAATGCATAATTTATTGCCATGTACTTATTATCTCATACTTGATTGCATTTGTCAAGTCAAAATTCTTTCATATTTGTCTAGGTTTCGTTCAAATTCATGCAGACGTTTCCAAATACTTCTCAACTCTGTGATGGTTGTCCAATTGTGTAAGAACAATGCAAACCCACCGTGTACCTTTTGAAAAGCATTAGATACTTGTACTAATATACCTAACATTATTGCACCAGTAAATAGACTCGGTCCCATAATCAAATATGGAACAATAACCATAAACTGGTCATAGGTAATCATCCAAGTATCAAAATAACCATAGTGTAAGTACAGTCTATGATAGTTGAATTTTATGCCAGTAAATAAACTCCATATAGTTTCAGGCTGTGCGTAGTTGGCTTTATCATCTTCACCTAGTACTAAATCTTTTCTAAATGCTGCCTCTACCTTCTGGTTGTTATACTCAAGGCCTGGTAGTTTCCAACCAACGAACCATGAGACTACTAAACCACCTAGAGATACAACAATAGTTACCCATACTAACGAGCCGGGGATTTCACTAAAGAATGGAATTGTAACGTGGGCACTCAATCCCCATAGTACTGGAATAAATGCCACTAGTGTCATCACAGCTCTAACAACTTGCAAACCTAATGACTCTACAATTCGAGCAAATCTATTACAGTCTTCCTGTATACGTTGAGATGCACCTTCTATTTCTTCCTCTACTGCTCTCCATCTTGGAATATAATCAAACGTAATTGCTTCACGCCATCG